AAGTCACTATGAAGATGCCAGACTTTGATGATGAAGACTTTGATGATGAAGAAGAAGAGTATGAGTCAATGGGTGGCGAAGAGTCAGATGATGAACCAGAAGATGATGAAGATGCCGATGAACAAGAAGGCGATGTCGAAGATGGTGAAGAAGAGTCTTCCGAAGTAGAAGAAATCAAAACAACTGGTGACAAGGGTGGCAAGTTCACTGGTCACTACGATGATTTAGAAGGCGCCAGAGAATCTATCACAGAACACAATGCACATAACAACGAAGACATGTATGTCGATGAGAACGCTTGTGTGAAGTCTACTATTGACTTAAAGAAAAAATTCAAAAACGCAGACATTGATGCTGTTCTTTATCCTTACAAGAAAGTTCTTTCTGACTGGAGAACACACTACTCTAAAGAAGAAGAGTATGAAGAGAGAACTCAAATCAAAGAATTGTCAAAACAACTTGGTGAGAAATACAGAAAATATCTTCAACAAAAAAACAAGAAGATTGTAAATCACATGGCAAAAGAATTTGAGATGAGACAAAACGCTCATAGAAGTGCAAAGGCATTTACAGGCACAAGTGGTGACCTTGATATGAATAGACTTGCGAAGTATCAGATAATAGATGATATATTCAAAAGAGTGACTTACTTACCTGATGGCAAGAACCATGGTGTCAATGTCATGGTTGACTGGTCTGGTTCTATCAATGGCGAAGTCAAAGATATTCTAGAACAATCAATTATTCTTGCAGAGTTCTGTAATAAAGTTCAAATACCTTTCAGAGTTTATTTGTTCTCAGATTCAGTTGTTAAGAGTGATGATGATTCTTACTATTCTAGAGGCGAAGAGAAACTTGTAGAAGTTCTTTCTAATGAAATGAAGTCTAGAGAATACATTGAGATGATGAACTATCTTTCAACTATCATGGTTGGCAGATGGCATTCTGAATTGAGATATGCATGGGATGGTGGTCCTAAACAAAGAAAAATTGCAGAAGAATACAACAAGTGTATGGGCGACCTAAACTATTTTGATTGTGATGATTCTTCTAACTATTGGAACTGGAAGTTCAATGACAACTTAGAACCACACAATTACAGATTGGGTGGCACACCTCTTGACCACACCTTAGTTGCGATGAGAAAATTCTTACCAGAGTTCAACACAAAATACAATGTAGAAAAATCAATCTTGACTGTAATCACCGATGGGTTCAGTCATGGTTCTGATTTACTCAGACAAGATGATGCAGAGAGAGATGATATCAAGGCACAGATTGGTGATGAGTGGAGATACAATTCTCAGAGATATATTCTTGACCCATACACAAACAAGACTTTCATCTATGAAGATAAGAGTGGCGACAACTACTATTACAGAAATGACTTTGATGGCACTCAGAACATTCTAGAGTGGTTATCAAAAACTTGTAATGTCACAGTGACAGGCTACTTTGTTTTCTCAACCAAGAGAGACTGGATGAACGCCGCTGACATTATTACTAAGGGCACTGGTATGTATCACGATGAACAATCTAAAATGTGGAATGATATGAAGAAGACTGGTTCAGTTCTAAAAGTAAAAGGTTATAACAAACTGTTTTGCACTGCCGCTTCAAACTTATCAACTACAGGCGATGATGAACTTGGCGAAGAGTTCATTGGTGCAAACAAAAACAGAGTGACTGCCGCTTTCAAAAGAAATCAGAAAGGCAAAACAACATCAAGATTTCTAACTAATGAATTTATAAAGGAGATTGCATAATGCAAATGATTGAGAGTATAAACATAGACAAGTTTCAAGATGCTATACAACAGGTCGGTAAAGGACCATGTGTAAAGTTTGATTGCGATAGACAATCCGAATGTGCTACTGAAAAGGTAGAATGTAAAGCATTTAGATTTTGGGTCAATAATGATTCTTACTGGACGATGAGAAAAGGTCAGAAGACATCTATTGATATTGATATGAAAAGATTATTAAAGGAGATAGAATAGATGGTTGACAATGACCATCACTTTTTGATACCATAATAACTGATGAGAAATTTACTAATAAAAAAGGAGACTATATGAGTAAGTGGACTTACAACCCTGCCGAATCTGTCAATGTGGACGGCAAAAATTTCCATATGACACCACCTAGAAAAGAGTTTTTAGAAGCTCTTAAATCTAAGTACCCAAACCAACTACAGTTCACCAAAGAACAATTTGATGCAGTTGGTGAATTTCCGTATTGGTTGAAATCAAATAGATATCATTTCAAAAATGGTTCTGTTTTCAATCTTTCACCAATACTTGCAGTTGATAACAATGGCACTACTGTTGCTGTTCCTCAACCTGCACCAGTGAGTGTTGCACCTCAACCTGTTGTTCAAACAAGTCAGATGCCAGTTGCAGCTCAAACTGAGAAAGTCAACATCATCGATGATAATGTGAAAATCATTCCAGAGAAGATGTCAAACTATGTTCCTTTTGGGCATTTCAAAGATGTCAAGAACATAATCAAATCTAAAATCTTCTTCCCTGTTTTCATTACTGGTCTTTCTGGTAATGGTAAAACATTGATGGTCGAACAAACATGTGCCGCTTTGAAAAGAGAACTTTTCAGAGTCAACATTACTATTGAGACTGATGAAGATGATTTAATGGGTGGTCACACTCTAATGAATGGTAACATTACTTTCAGAGAAGGTCCTGTTATCAAGGCAATGAGAAAAGGCGCTGTCTTACTTCTTGATGAAGTAGACTTAGGGTCTAACAAACTAATGTGTTTACAATCAGTTCTTGAAGGTAAAGGTTACCTTATCAAGAAAACTGGTGAGTGGGTGACACCAACACCAGGGTTTACAATTGTTGCGACTGCTAACACTAAAGGTCAAGGTTCAGAAGATGGCAAGTTCATAGGGACTCAAATCATGAATGAGGCGATGTTAGAAAGATTCGCTATCACAATGCAACAAGAATATCCTCCAGTGACTACTGAGAGAAACATTCTTAAAAAAGAAATGGCATTGAGTGGCGATGTCGATGAAGATTTCGCAAAGAAACTAGTCGATTGGGCTGACATAATCAGAAAGACTTACTACGAGGGTGCCATCGATGATGTCATTACTACTAGAAGACTTGTTCACATTGTCAATGCCTACAGAATGTTTGGCGACAAGTTGAAGTCAATAACAATGTGTATCTCTAGATTCGATGAAGATACTAGAAACGCTGTTCTTGACCTCTACACTAAAGTCGATGAGGGTGTTCATTTAGAAACTGATTCTGAAAACCCCCTTGAAGAAAATGCTGACTCAGAGTATAATGAATACGATGAGTAAGATAACTTACAAATACAACGAAGACAAACTCCTCAAGGAGTTTGCTTCGTATGTAGATAAGACATACGCTAAACATTACTCAAAGGACAAATATCAATCTACCGAGTTCATTATTGATAGTGGACATGGTGAAGGTTTTTGTATTGGGAATATTATGAAATATGCCCAAAGATACGGAAAGAAGGACGGTTATAATCGGGCCGACCTGTTGAAGATTATCCATTATGGTTTCTTCGCTTTACATAATCACGATTTATTTAAGGAGACTAAATGAAAATCTCAAATGAAACTAAGGCGATTTTGAAGAACTTCGCCACAATAAACTCAGGTATCAAAGTTGGTTCAGGCAATCAATTAAAAACGATATCTAATATGAAAAACATACTTGCTGTTGCAAATGTTCCAGAAACATTCAATCAAGAGTTTAGTATATACAACCTAGTAGAATTTCTAGGTGCAACAAGTCTTATGGAGAATCCAGACTACAACTTCAATGAAGCGTCATTGAGTATTGCAGATTCAGATACTTCATTAACATATTTCTATGCATCAGAAGGCATGGTGATGTCACCAGAGAAGATGATAACAATGCCAGATGCAGAGATATCAATTGACTTATCATCTACACTATTGAACGAGTTGCAGAAAGCTGCTAGTGTTCTTGGCGTAAATGATTTAGTTCTGACTTCTGATGGCACAAAGATTGAGTTCCAAGTCACAGATAAAAAGAACGCAACTTCGAATACATTCTCTAGAACTGTCGGTGAGGGCAATGGTTCATCATTTACAATGAACTTTAAAATAGAGAATTTGAAAGTATTAGACGGCAACTATACAGTTGCAGTATCTTCTAAGGGCATATCTAATTTCAAGAATAAAGATTTAGACTTAGAATACTTTATTGCACTAGAACCTGATAGTTCTTACAACGCTTAATATATATAATTATGTGTGAAATAGTGCCAGTCTCCGCTACTTTCATGGGAGTATCTGAAACTCATCATTGGTCAGATGCACGAACATTCGGAGGGGTTTGTTCCTTTTAATATGAGACAAGAATTTTTATTTGTAGAAAAGTATAGACCACAAACAATTGATGAGACTATACTACCCAAAGGGGTCAAGAAATCGTTCAAAGAGTTCGTTCAGAACAAAGAGATACCTAATCTACTATTATGTGGCACAGCAGGCACAGGTAAAACTACTATCGCTAAGGCGATGTGTAATGAACTTGGTGCAGACTATATCATAATCAATGGTTCTGATGAGGGTCGTCTTATCGATACTTTGAGAACAAAAATCAAAAACTTTGCATCTACAGTATCACTATCTGGTGGTCCTAAAGTTGTAATTCTAGATGAGGCAGATTACATATCTGCTGAGTCAGTTCAACCTGCATTGAGAAACTTCATAGAAGAGTTCTCATCAAACTGTAGATTCATATTCACTTGTAATTACAAAAACAGAATCATCGCACCATTACATAGTCGATGCACTGTTATAGATTTCAGTATACCCAACAATGAAAAAGAGAGACTTGCATCTGTATTTCTTGCAAGACTCATGTTGATTTGTGACGATGAGGGTATCAAGTCTGACACAAAAGTTTTAGTAGAACTTATCATGAAGTTCTTTCCAGATTTCAGAAGATGTATCAACGAAGTGCAAAGATATGGTGCTTCAGGTGTAATCGATAGTGGTTTATTAGCAACACTATCAGAAGAGAAACTTACACCTTTGATTGATATGATTGCAGATAAAGACTGGTCTGGCATGAGAAAATGGGTTGGTCAAAATTCAGATAATGATTTCAATACACTATATAGAAAATTGTTCAATGCTCTTGAAAAGAGATTAGAACCTGCATCTATACCTGCATGTGTATTGTTTATTGCAGATTATCAATACAAATCTGCATTCGCTATGGACGCTGAGATAAATTTTGTTGCATGTCTAACAGAGATAATGTCGGAGTGTAAGTTTAAATAATGGGTAAACTTAGACAATGGTTTCGTAATTGGTTTGATAGACAAATAGAAAAATCATTTCAGAGAAAAGCAAATAGACAATTTATGAAAGCAAGGGAGAATAATGACTCAATTCAAAAATAAAGTAGAATTACAAAAGAAGATATTGGCAGCTGAAGAGTTCGCTGATGAAATCAAAGGCATACATGCTCATAGAATGCATTCTATGTGGTATGATGATAGACCACAAGACACAGCAAAACATTCAGTGACAGATATAGAATACATGTCTGGTAAAATAGAGAGAACACTTCATGACGGCACTAGAATTGTTTTAGTTGAGGGTGCAACAGGCGAAAGTCTTGTATCTAAAATTGAGGCACAGTTGACTGATCGTGGCGAAGCACTCTAATAAAAGAAATCCATTTGATTTCGTAAAGTCGGTCTCTTACGACAAAAAAGACCTCATGGTTGATGAGGTCGAAGAGAAAGCATATCAACCATTCTTAGTCAATAAGGCATTGTCTTACCATCAAGATTCTGTCTTTCTAGTAAACGAGATGAATGTTCGTCACAGCACGGACAACCGTCTTCAATACTTGTTTTTCATAAATACTTTAAGAAAAAGACAAAGATTTTCGAAATGGCATAAACCTTACGAAAGTAAGAAACTCGATACAGTGAAGAACTACTTTGGTGTATCTAGTAAAGTCGCCAAAGAATATCTAGAACTTTTGAATGAAAAACAGTATCGTGAGTTGAAAGAAAGTATGAAACTTGGTGGAAAGAATAATGGATGAAACAGACTTAATACAAGACCTAGTAGAAATAACATTTCCAGAAAAAGATGATTTCTTAAAGATAAGAGAAACCTTATCTCGTATAGGTGTGGCATCTAGAAAGGAAAAAGAGTTGTTTCAATCATGTCATATTCTCCACAAAAAAGGCAAATACTACATCGTTCATTTCAAAGAGTTATTCAAACTCGATGGTAAACAAACAAACTTTGATGAGTCAGATATGGGTAGAAGAAACACCATTGTAGACTTATTAAGACAATGGAATCTAGTCAAAGTGTTGAATCCTCAACAGATATTAGACCCTAGAGCACCACTATCTCAGATAAAGGTTATACCTTATAAAGAGAAAAACGAGTGGAAACTCACACAAAAATACTCAATCGGCAACTCTATTTCATAAATACCTCTTGTAATATAAATTACATTCATTACAGGAGAAAATTATGTTAGAATTTCTTACATGGTTAGTCGGATGGATTCAGTTGATTCCATGGCTAGTAGCAGGTGCATCATTAATTGCAGCTCTTACACCAACTCCACACGATGATGGATTAGTCAAGAAGGCTTATAAAGTTCTTGATTGGTTCGCATTGAATGTTGGTAAAGCAAAGGACAAATAATTCCAAAAACCCCCTTTACTCATCACTGAATTAGTAGTATACTAGTAGTTCATGATAATTAATAGGAGTTTATTATGGAATATGTTATTGCAATAGCAGTGTTAGCAGTTGTAATCTACTTTGCCTTTGTAAAAGACAGTGGTAGTAGTTCAACATCAACAACAACTCCTTCGCCAGTGTCGGCGCCAGAAGTTGTTGCAGATGCGAACAACAACGGTATCACAAGTAAGGCCGAACTAAAAACTTTAACTAAAGTTCAACTGTTCGATTTTGCAGAGAAGAGAAGTCTGAAAGTCAAAAAATCAGGCACAAAAGCTCAAGTGATAAACGAAATACACTCGCAATTAAAGTAAAGTCTTTTAAAGACTTCTTAAAAGGGACCTTTTAGGTCCCTTTTTTTTGTTTCCAACGAGACAATTATCATAAATAGTTATGAAATATTATGAACTGGACAGATTTTTTAGCAGATGTAGGAACGCCAATCTTTGGTTCCTTGGTCATGGCCTTCTTTATATTTCTAACCTTGAAGTATATTCTTGAAGGAGTTCTTGGTAATATCCAATCACTCACAGGTATTGTAGCAATGTTAGAAGATAGAGCAAGAGTTATGAATAACGACATTATCAAGATTGACTTGTTAATATCTCAAGCCCTAGAGCTTAGACCAGACTTAGAGAGAGTCGCTCGTGCTGAAAATTTCGTAGAGGATGGAAGTATTGATGCAAGAAGAGATTAATGAAGTATTAGATTTAGAAGTAGATTATCTAACTGCAATAGCACAGATGGTAGACCAATTTGGTTTTCCTATAATCATCTCACTTGCAATGGGTTACTTTATATACTTTGTCTGGAAATTTGTGACAGAAGAACTAGAGCCTATGATTGATAAACAACAATCGACTCTAATAAAACTTATCGACCAAATGAGAATGTTGGACCAAGACCAGATAAGATTGCAAGAGAAGTTGAATACTGTTTTAGAATATCGAGAAGCTCAAGTCTTAAAGGAGAGAAAGAGTGAAGATAATAATATTAAGTAGTATACTACTAGTTAGTGGAACAATAGTTGCCACACCAATAGTTCATGAATTTAAAAATCCTAGTTTCAGCGGAAAGGGAACAGGAGCTCATTACTTGACCATAGAAAACCAAGAACATTCAAGAAAGAAAGCAATCGAAGAATCATTGGAAGCAGCTAGAAAGGCAGCTGAAAGAGAATCAGATAATTCAACCTTAGCAAAATTTATTAGGA